TAACTAAGTCCTGAGCGGGAAGAAAATCCCCATCCGCACCACTTGCTTTTGCTAAAGCAAGAAACAAAGAGGGTCATAATGACTCCACCACTCCGTTTTTAGAGAACGGAGAAACTCTTTATGAGCGTCTGTCGCGCCTAAAACCATCTAGTTTAAAGTCTATTGGCAAAGACTAGGAGAACGTGATTACGTCTCTTCCATATGAATCCCCAAAGTCAAGGGGAACTGTATCCGCAGCAAAATTAATGTTGCTGTCAGGGTCATAATATCCAGAAGAGATACTGATAGAACCTTCATCATTAATAGAGAATGTATATTCAGTTTGTCGTTCTGGAATTTGCTCAGCAATTGCTTTCATGCCTTGATAGTGACGCCAGATTTCAGATTGAAGATTAGGGTTCACGTCGTTGTCAATAGCATCTTTAACGCACTGCTTGAGTGCTTGTACTGCATTTTGATAAGAATTCATTTTAGTTCCATTTGCGATAGGCACCAACCTCAGGGTCGGGGTCGAGCCATTTAGTATACTCAAAGTCTTCCATAGCGGTATCAATTTGCATAGCATTGTCACAAAGATACATGTCCTTGTAACGCTTAGTCCACTCATCAAACTTTTGAATTCGGTAGTCAGGATACCCGTTGTCGAGTATCCCAACAGAGACATACCGATAAGGAGAACGTTCAAGAAGAACTGTCACTTTGCTCATAATAAAATAGGTCCTGTTCAAGTTTAGTTAAGAGGATATCGTAATCCTCATCTACATCACCATAGAAATCGACGCCTTTCTCCTCATAGAATTTCAGTACTTGATTATAAATGGTAGGATACTCGGTGTCAAGAACTACATGTCGATCAATTGCCTCATAAAGAAGTTCGATATGAGACGAGAACTTTTGTGCTGTAGTCATATGTTTTCCTCTAAGGGACCGTTTGCCCTAATGGGCAACGGGTCAGGAGGGACTCGAACCCCCGACCGACTGCTTAGAAGGCAGTTGCTCTATCCAACTGAGCTACTGACCCATAGAGGAGGTAGCAAGGTTTTCTTCCAATTCCATCTCAGCAAACTGGTGCAACTGATCGATAAACAAATCCATCAGCGCATCATCGATGCTCAGTTCGGTTTCGTAGAACTCTGCGTTCATTGGAGAACTCCCCTTGACTACCTCGTAATTATAGCAGACTCCTCAGCGGGGGTCAAGGGTTGAAATAATCTTTACGCATGTACCGACCGAGGATGTTTGAGTTGTAAAACGCTGGTGTGCCATCTGACATTGCCTCCGTAAGTACATTGTTTAGGAATAGTTGACGGGTCTCTTCAAAGTTTACGAGTCCCTTTGTATTATGTAGGCTTAAAATCTCTCGTTTATAGGTAGTGTTCCCCACCTTCTTTCGTTCTTCAGTAAGTTCAGCAGAAGAACCATAGTATTTCTTCCAGTCACTTTCACTGCGAACTCTTCTGTTTTTACCTCTAGGCTTTCGTAGCGACCAGAAGTACTTTCTGCCAATGTATACCCTACCCGAGCTGATATTAGTGATACGGTACACAAAGCCGTAGTAATCACCAATATCCTCACTAGTGAAGGGAGTGCCGTTGTAAGTCCAGGGATTTTCATAGTCAATCTGTTTCTCCGTCGTCATCTTCAACACGAACTCGTCTCACATTCTCACTATCTAGGTAAGAATTGGGGTCGCCATATACTTCTGCCTTGAGTTCAGCAAGACTAAACTCAAGGTCTTTAATTAAGATTTTTAGATTATCTTTATTCATATTCTATATTCTTGAAGGGCATTTAATACTTCTTGAAGGGCATGATGTGCTCCATCATACCACTCCTGACTTCGAGCCGAGTAAGAACCATTGTATAGTTTATTTTTCAATTTTAAAACTCGCACCTCAAATTCGTCCTTACTCAGTTCGTTCCTTGGCATCACATTTCCTCAGTTGTGTAGTTCTGCCCAATCGGCATTGAACTTTTCTAGACCCGTGTCCGTAAGAATGTGCTTGTAGAGACTATAGAAGACTGGCAAAGGCAAAGTACAAATGTCAGCTCCCACTCTAAAAGCAGCGGATACTTGGTTAGCTTCCCTAATTGAAGCAGCGAGAACTTCAGTCTTGACTTGGTGCGTTGCAAAGACATCTGCAATCTCCTCAATAAGATAAATACCATTCCAGTGCTGGTCAAAGACACGACCAACAAACGGAGACACATACTTAGCACCTGCTTTCGCAGCAAGAATTGCTTGTGCCGTGCTGAATACTAGTGTCACATTGACAAGAACTTCATCATTAGATAGTTCTCTACAAGCCTTTAGACCTTCTACTGTACAGGGAACTTTGATTGTAATGTTTGGTCCGATTTCCAGGTAACTCTCTGCCATGTCAAGCATCTCTTCTGCCGTATCACCGACAACCTCTGCAGAGATGGATGCATTCCAGGGAAAGATTTCAGAAATTTCCCTGATTACTTCTTTGGGGTTTCTACCCGCTTTGAGCATGAGACTAGGATTCGTTGTGACGCCATCAATCAATCCTGTCTCGTAGGCATGAGCAATGAGTTCTGGGTCAGAACAGTCCAGAAAGATTTTCATGACTCTCCTTATAGGTTGTAGCTATTTAGAATAGCAAAAAAGCACCCGAATGGGTGCTTTGTTACCGAATCAAGATATTACTTCTTGTTATAAATCGGTTCTATATCTAACAGTTGATCGAAATACTCTTTCAAGTGGATGCGATAACAGGACCAATAAGTTACGCCCCTATATTTAAGTTGATAACATGCTGGTGGCCTGTTATCTTTATCCATATCATCGTGATGATACAGATAATGTTCCATCACTTTTGATAAGTATGACCGCGATAGCAGAATGTACCGTGGACTTCATCAGCATCACCTTCTTTGCACTCAAACTTGACACCACGATAGGTAGTCATAGCAATTTGTGCATCGTGCAGTGCTGCTGCTTTTTCGATCTGCTTTTTGATAAGAGTTAAGGTGTTCATTGTAGGTCTCCTAAAGAAATGAGGTTTTTAATCCCCGTTCCTTCAGTCGTTTGCGTCCTTGCTATCAAAACAATGAGGGTCTGTATGATTCATCCAGTTAATAAGGATGTCAGCCTTCTCAAAAGGAGTGAAAAGAGTTGTCTCTTCCAATCCTTGCTTCAACCATTCATAGTCTTCACACCTGAGATATTGCTCAGATGGAACATGCATGGCAAAGATAGTCAATAATGATAACATAGGATGAACGCTCCGTTCCGCGACTTACTTGCGTCCTATTCGCTATTCGCAAACAGCGAATGGGATGAACGTAAATGGTAACTTTCGCTACCATCTATATTTATGAGAGACTACTCTTCTGAAGTAGTTTCAGGTGATACATTTTGCATCGCCTTCTTTTTCTCATTTGCCCAGAGCATCTCGGCAAAAGGATTACCGAATTGCTCTGTCTTGTCTAGTATAGCATCAAAGTGCGAATCCTGCAAATGTGTTTGCTTGGACATCTTGTTTGATTCCTCCGATGACATAAGATTCAATCTCCGTTTCTTGAGGGGCATTCTGCTGTCCTTTAGAGTTCAACCAATGCTCTGTCCAGGGCAGAGGATTATTCTTAGCAGGAATATCGAACATTGGTTTGATACCAATCGCTTTCATTCTACGGTTGGCAATCCATTCGACATAGTTATGCAACAAACGTTCATTAAGACCAATCATCGAACCATCCTTAAACAGATAGTCTGCCCACATCTTCTCTTCATTTACTGCAGTTTGGAACATTTGTTTTACAACTGGTTCTTCTTCTCCAGCAATTCTCTGCATTTCTGCATCGTCTCCGTCTCTCCACTTGTTGAGGATATTCTGCGTGAGAACCAGATGTTGACTTTCATCTCTAGCAATAAGAGAGAGTATCTTTGCCGAGCCCTCCATAAGTTTATTCTCGCCAAAAGCAAACGAACACGCGAAGGAAACGTAGAAACGAATGCCTTCCAAGATGTTAACATTAGCAACTGCCCGATAGAGTTTACGCTTCAACTCAATACGGTCATACTGACCAGCGTAATGCCCTTCTTTTGCCAGCTCCCACATTGTACTTGTGTCATACTGATGGGCATGATTGATAAAATCATCATACGATTGTGTAACCGAAGATGCTCTATCCAAAATCTTCTCATCCTCAAGGATAGTGTCAAACACTTCACTAGGGTCAGGATAGACGTTCTTAATAATATATGTATAGGAGCGAGAGTGAATCATCTCCATGAACTCCCAGACCAGCATGGATGCTTCTAATTCAGGGAGTGAGCAGTAAGGGATAAAAGCCATCCCAGGACCACGCCCTTGTACAGAATCCAGCATGATTTGGTACTTAAGGTTGCTAGTGAAGATATGCTTCTGCTGCGCCGATAAAGTTTGGTAATCACTTCTATCCTTCTGTAAGGAGACCTCTTCAGGTCTCCAGAAATATCCAAGTTGTTGCTGAGTCAACCTATCGAAGACAGGGTACTTGTAGTTGTCATACCTTTGGACTCCCAGAGGTTGACCAAAAAACATCGGTTGTTTTTTAGTGTCTACTTTGTTGCTATTAAATACGGTCATACCTTGTACTTCAGATTTTGCAGGACTCACAGTCTTCCTCCTCGGATTCTAGCAGTTGTTCAATAAGATTGTCAATCTCACTTACACGTTGCATGTTTTCTTCAACGTCAGCATCCTTTTTATTATCATATGTGTTCTGATAATAAGATGTCTTCCAACCATATTTGTAAGTAGTTAGAAGGTCCTTTGCCATCACAGAAACTGGAACTTCATTGTCGGGATATTGTTCAGGATTGTAACTCCAGTTTCCAGAGATTGCTTGGTCAAAGAACTTTTGGATTACTGCCGTAACCTTAATGTAACCATCATTGTTCGGCATATCCCAGAGAAGAGTGTAGTTGTTCTTGAGCGTATTGTATTGAGGGACAATCTGCTTAAGGGGTCCTTTCTTACTCTTCTTAACGGACAAGAAGTCTCTAGGAGGCTCGATTCCATTTGTTGCGTTTGACACAACGGAACTGCTCTCCGATGGCATCTGTGCGGACAGTGTAGAGTGTCTGAGTCCATATTGCTTAATACGTTCACGAAGAAACTCCCAATCACACTGTAACTCATTCGGTACAATCTCATCGACTTCCTTCTTGTATGTATCAATCGGAAGAACTCCATCAGCGTACTTAGTTTTACCAAAGTAACCGCAAGGACCCTTCTCCATTGCCATATGCATAGAAGCGTTCAGAAGGGCATACTGGAACCTCTCAGTGAGTTTATGAACCAGGTCATGTGCCTTGGTCGTATCGTACTTAGCACCATTCTTAGCAAGGTAATGAGCAAGACCGATGTACCCAATGCCCAGAGAACGACGATTCTTGGTCGATTCCTCCGCTGCCTTTACAGGATACTCCTGATAGTCAATAAGGGCATCCAGACCCCTTACAGCGAGCTCACAGAGTTCGTCCAGTTCATCCAGGTTCTTCAGTTTACCAACGTTGATAGCAGACAGAATGCACAGAGCAATCTCACCATTACCATCGATGTGCTGAATGGGGTCAGTGGGGAGTGTAATCTCCTGACACAGGTTAGACATATTCACTTTGTCTTTGAAAGACGAGTGAGTATTGCAGTGGTCGATATTCATGATATACAAACGACCAGTCTCTGCTCTTTCTTTCAAGAGGTCCAGAAAAAGTTCTTGAGCTCCGACAGTCTTTCTTGGAATAGACTCATCTCGTTCGTAACGAACATATAACTCGTCAAATCCATCAGTGCCAAAAGCATCATACAGACCAGGAACGTCGTGTGGAGAGAAGAGGGAGATTTCTCCGTTGGAGATGAAACGTTCATAGAAGAGTTTGCTGAATTGAATACTGTAGTCTAACTTACGAACTCGGTTATCTTCGGTCCCTTTATTGTTTTTTAAAACAATAATATCTTCTATTTCTTGGTGCCAGATAGGAAAATGGACAGTCGCTGACCCACCTCGGATACCGTTTTGTGTGCAGCATCGGACAGTTGACTCAAACTTTTTGAGGAAGGGGACCACACCTGTATGTTGAACCTCTCCGTCTCGGATTTTAGAGTTGATGCCACGGATTCTACCTGCGTTGATACCGATTCCTGCACGTTGAGCAACATAGTAGCCAATCGCCATGTCACTAGAAAAGATACTATCGAGGGTGTCATCGACATCAACAAGAACACAGCTAGCAAATTGTCGAAGTGGAGTTCTAACCCCCGCCATGATAGGTGTGGGAATGTTGATTTTGTGCTTGCTGATTGCGTCGTAGTATCTTTTGACATACTCTAACCGATAAAACTTATCATCATCTTGGAACAGAGTTGCAGCAATCATCATATACATGAACTGCGGTGTCTCATAAACCTCACCGCTGCTACGATCCTGCACAAGATATTTATCTACAACCTGGCGGATACCAGCATATGTGAACAGATAGTCACGTTCATGGTCCATGAAACCAGACAGTTTCTCCCACTCCTCATCAGTGTACTTATCGAGGATAGAAGAATCATAGACACCACGCTCGATACACTTCTCAACGTGTTCTTTTAGGGGAGGATGCCCATCAGGGTGACCATTATAAACTGCCTTCCTCAGACCAAACAAAAGCAGTCTAGCGGCAACAAACTGATAATTTGGTGCATCCAAAGAAATGAGATCGTTAGCAGAACGAACCAAAATCTCTTGGATATCAGAGGTCTTAATACCATCAAAAAACTGGAGACCAGCATTCATCTCCACCTGACTTTCAGACACACCTGCAAGACCATTACAAGCGTGCTCAACCATCACATGAATCTTATCGAGATTCAGAACTTCACTCTGACCATCACGTTTGACTACATGGATTTCTTTCATACCTTTTTCCATTCGCTTAGTTTAATCTGGGCTTCTAAACCGCTGTAAGTGTTAAATTCTACCAGAGATTGCACGTCATGTCCAGCGATAAACATGTCGTTTAAGTCTTTCTCTCGTAGGTTATCAGGCCAAATCACAATCTCATAACCTTTATCAATTGCCTTTTTCATTCTAGTAATAATTTCTTTATTGCGTCGTTCATTGTCATACACAAAGACAACTTCTCTATCACGCAATACGTCCCAATCAACGTCTGCTCCTGCCATTGCAATTGCATTGTCGATATACAAACTATCAAACGGTCCTTCTGTAATGTATATGGTCTTATTGAAATCTACTCTATTAAGACCGAAGATTTTAGTTTTGGATTCGTCCAACATGATAGTTATGTATCGCAACTTATCATGTACGTCTAGGGACCTTCCTTGAAATCCGAACCATGTTCCATCGGTGTCAATGAAAGGGATAATAATTCTTGGGTGATCCTTTTTGACATCTTTGAACGTTGGTTTCTGTGTATTCACCCAGGTACAAAACTTGTCTGTATAGAACAAGTTAGAGAAATGTTCTTCAGGAATCTTACGACCGAGAAGATAACCTCGTGCAGGGTGTTCATTATTTAGTTGTTCGATACTTTGAAGTTCTCCCTTTTTCTTGAACTTCGGTTTTTCAAATTGAACAGGTTTAGGTTTGGGAACATACGAACCTTTGCCAGTAGTTCCATTCTTGTATCGCTCCATAATGTACTCGTCATGAAGGTCAGGAGCATTGTCCTTCAAGAAGTTAGGCAGAGTCCTCCCTACGCCGCAGTTATGGCACTTGAATACCATATCCGTCTTGATACGAAAGAAGTACCCTCGTGCCTTGTTACGGTGCTTCTGAGAGTCGCCGCAATAAGGACATCGAAAGTTGTATAGGTCTTCCTTCTTCCGAGCGAACTTCTCTAGTCGCCCCGAAAGAAGGTTCACATAATGAACATCAACAAAGTTAGACAATACGCTGGACTACCGCTGGGTCCATCATACTCGATTGAAGTGAGGGTGTCAATAACTTGACCACTGGTGGGACAACTTGTAATACTGCCACAAGCGTTGCCAAGACTGCGCCAGCACCGATGACAAATTTTGCATTGACATCAACTTTTTTCTGTAATTGAGAAACTCTAGCGTGCATAGTTTCATGGTCCTTCTCCACTTTATCTTTCAAGTCCTCAATCATTTTGATGATGAGTTTATCTGTCCTTTCACTTTCCTCTAAGCGTCCTTCATGACGTTCTAAAATTATAGCAATCTTATTACTATTCTCCGAGATAGTCCCAACTGCTCGCTCAAGTTTGTCGAGCATCTCTTTGGAGAGGTCTTCATAAATATCGAGTTTGGATTCAAGGACCGCTAACTTTTGAAGACCGAATGCCATTATTGGTCCACCGTTGCTTGTGCGCCACCAACGCGCTGTTTATTCTTTAACATCTGAACTTTCTTCTGAAGTTGCTTTTGCATTTCAGCAGTCTTCAGTTGAACTTTTTTCTTTTCATTTGCAATCTGCTGCTGCGTCATCTGCTGCTGCATTTGCTTTTCATCTTGCTCAGCAACGTTACGCATGTGCTTTGAACGCTTGTCCAAGAAAAACTTACCTGCCTCAGCGGGCATGATTCTTTCAATCTTCACATCTCCTCTATAACGAGGATTGACAAGAATACGCATCTTCTGTGCCAATTCTGCAGGAGAGTTAGCATAAAGAATAGTTTCACCAACTTCGGGAAGGGTTACCTTATATTGAAAAAGTCTGGAGGGTTGTCCAGGATTCTCTCTCGATTCATGTACTTTGCCAGGCATCATAGTGCCATCAGGCATTACATGATATCCTTTCGTCTCTTCTTTTTTCTTATCTTTCAACTTACGACGAAACTTCATGACAGGATCATAACCTGCGCTAGGACCTTCGGCAGCAGCATCACCACCAAAACCTCCAGTACCAGCAGTTGCGATTGTCATAGTTTCTCCAGTTCTTCTTCTAAGTCTGGGTCTGTTTCCAAATCTGGAAGCATACCTATAGGATATTTATTTAAGTACAATAATACAGTTTTAAGTAAACTCCAATACTCCCTCTCCAACTTAAAGAAAAGTAAGGGAGTCGCTGCTTCGCCAAATACATTATAAAGAATGATGAGATGATTAATAATAAGATGGGTCCTCATCGGACCTCCACGAACATAACGCTTCAAGAGTCTTTTCAGATACTTGAAGCGTTTCATGTCTTCATCAAAATCCTCTCTGGTTACACAGTGAGGAT